CGTAGATTCATTGTGACCATGTTAGCGTCATAAATCATATACATATTTAAACCGTTGCTTAGCGTCTCGCTAATAACCTTCATTCCATCATACTGCTGAAGTAGCGACATAGGAACTTCACCGCCAACAACTTCGATTGAATCTCGGTCATAAAACAGATTGACCTTAACATTTGCGTCAATGTTAGTTCGTACAACGAGCGCACCACTTGTAATAGTGGTGTCAACGTTAGCGTAAGCTAGCTCTGTTTCGTCAAGCGCTGGGGTATCATCTAGAGCGATAGGCTTAGGCCATATGGTAAGTGATGTTCCACTTGGCTTAGCTGCAACAGTAAAGGTCATTGGTTGACTTGTTGCATTCTTGTCACTAACACCGATAGATTTAATTGATACTCCAGAGTTATTGATAGTGACCTTATCGCCAATATTAAATACGCTTGAGTCGGCTACAGCAAGAGTCGCCACACGGTAATCAACGTTGGTTACAGCGTGAGTTAGCGCGTCTACTGCGCCACCTTCAGGCTTAAAGCTTGCCGCTGCCGTAGTTGCGGTTTGAGCCGCGCCACCAGTAATGTTTGGCAAGTAAGAACCTGTATAGATATCAAATTCAGCAACGTTAGAGCCAATCTGACCAGTAGCCCAAGTATCAGCGGGGCGACCTTTTAGCGTTTCACGGCTAGCTAGGTCTTGAGCATAACGTTTAGTATCACGGTCATTCAAGATAAAACAGCGTTCAGTTTGCTTACCTTGACGCTCATTAAGGATAGCTTGCCCTTCTGAGATGAAGTCAAAACCACTAGTTACATCTGAGCGGTAATGAAGTGAGCCGCCATTTTTAACTAGGTTAGCGATAGACTTGTTTAGCTCGGTAGCCTGTTGACGACCTGAAGCTTTTCCGCGACGCTCCCAAAAGCGAGTATCACGCATTTGGTCGATACGTTGCTGAACAAAATCGTTCTTTGGGTTACCGAGAATTGCTGGGTAAGTCTCTTCAATAATTTCTTGCTCTTTTCCAGTAAGGTCAAAGCCGTCAAGAATTGGAGCGTGTTGCTCAACAGGGCGCCAAATTACGTTGTTAGCGTTCTGCATGTCACCACTATCTGGTGTGAATACGTCAGTCTTCTTTACTAACTGGTTTTGCTCTTCGTATGTTTCTAGCGCATTCTCGAAGAGGACTTCTGCGATTTTACCTGTACTAGCCATGATTAATTTTCCTTTAGATTACCAATTGCTTGTGTCAATGCCTTGAGACTTTGCTTTACGCTTAAGGCTAATTCGAGCCTGTATATCGTTAGACTCGCCAGCTTTTTTATAAGCTTTCTGCATAGTTCCAGCTTGACCATTTGCTCCCGCTTCTCCGCCTACATTGGATGTTGGCTTTGGCGCTGAGCTTCGTTTACGAGTTGGTGTCGATATCTGAGCCTGCAACGAACCTAAGTAAGCAACCGCAGTAAAACCGCTAGGGTCTTCAGCAATCTTATTCTTAAGCTCTAACAATTTAGACGGGTTAACGCCAAGTTGGTACATTACTTTCTCACTACCTTCACCGATATTGTTAAGTGTCGTTATTAAGTTGTCGGTCACTTGGTCACCCATGTTCGGGTGTATAATCTCCATGGCGTTACGAACGTTTGTTTCTGCCGAATCGTAAGCGTCTTGAGATACTTTACCAGTACCGACTAATTTTTCTACTCTACCATAATGACCATTGAGGCTTGTCTCAACTTGCTTGACTCTGGCTTGTGCTGCTGCTTCTTGCTGTCGGGATTCGTTAGACTTCTGTGAGTTAGTTTTAAACCTCTCATCTATCTTTTTGTCGTTCCAGTCATCAACGGCTGCATCATACTTGTCATCATCATAATCAAAGTCTTCGCGCTTGGGTCGTGGTGGTAATGATGTCGCCTGTGGTTCTGCCTTTGCTGAACGTAATTGTTCAAGCTCGGCTCGCATAGACTCTAACTCGCCATCCTTTTCATTCAGCTTAGCCTTTAGCCTTTTACGGGTCTTGGCGGCTTCATGATTAGGTTTAAACCCGCTCTTCTGGTCATTATCCGAGTTCGCTTCCTCGGTTTGCATCCAAGATTCAACTTCAACATCACTAGGCTCTGTGTCAGCGTCTAATTCAGTATCGACCGCCTCGTGTTCAACTTCTTCAGTTGTTGCAATAACAGTATCAAGACTTTGCGTGTCTTCAACAGTTTCAACTTCAGTCGTGTCATCTTTGGCGTTTTCTTCTTTTAGCTCTTTCAGCGATTTAGTAACTGTCACTTTATTATCCTCGTAAGTGCAAACGATAACCCTAGTTAATACACCAGCTAGGAGGTGTATGTTTATTTTACTATTAAATGGTTGATTTTGCTAATTGCTGAATTTCAGGCACAAAAAAGCCCTAGTGATTAATCTAGGGCTTATCTGAGTTCAAGGGAATATATGAGAAATATTAATACAATGATAATAACTGCTACACCGCTTATTTAAAAAATAATTAAGTCAACTGAAGACAAACTTTATGTAGTTTTAACATGCTAGCCCACAAGTACTACGTAAACCAAGCTTTAGTGAGTAACTTTTATTTATGAAATTCAGGCATTAAAAAATCCGCTGAATATTGGGTCAGCGGATTAATCACGTAGCTAAGTTTGTATACTGAAGCTGCGTAAGGCTTGATGCCTGTTTTTTGATGTTATCACTGACCTCTTGCTTTAGCAATGAAGCAGTAACAGTTCTCACAAGCATAATGCATCACCGTGACAACCTTCTTTTCGTCTTCGCTTGATGGGCAGGCGAAAGGAGTCCAGCTAAAAACACTGTCTTGGTCATGTAGGTCTTTAGTGCATACTGAGCAGTTGTATTTCATTAAAATATATCACTTATCTGATTTACGATAACCAGCATCGTATATTAGGTTAGCCATCTGGTAGGTAATGTTGTCCTTGTTTAGAAATCCTTGTGAGGCAATGATATTCTCAATGTCGTCAATGATTACGTCTCGCTCTGTTGGTAGTGGTTTAAAATGCCTAGAGTTTTGAGTGAAATCTACGACAAGACCATTATCATTATGTTTTGCACACCTAAAGATAACCCCACCCCCATAACTCATTAATATTTCAACTTCGACACCATCCTTTATGTTAAATGGGTTTTCGTAATCATTGATAAGCCCAGTGTGAAGGCATTTCATACCAACAGGCGGTAACCCTCCAGCATCTGCCATTGCCTGTGTGAATACTGGCTTAACTCCTAGTGGTGGCTTCCAGTGAGTGCCACCATTGAATGTATAATCCATGCCCGTTAAGGTTGTTATGGCGGCTTCAACCCTGTCAATTGCAACACCTTTCTGACTAAAAGGAGCTTTACTCATAGTACCATCAATACACTTAAAAATTCCGTTCATCACTCTACCCCTAATCGTTATTTATAATAAAAAGCGCGCCAGCACTAGCAACGCCACCAAAAAAGCAAACCCCAATAGCATCACAAATAGAAGCACCGCCAAGAACCTGAGGGATGTCAACCCAGCAAACACCATTAAGACACCGATAACAAAACGCTTATTTACATTCTTTAGATTCATCATTTACCCATATGATTTGTGACTGAAATCAACTTACCTTTACTATCTCTAACTATATCGTACCCATCTTCTACAGTGGTAACGCAAGGAGTTAAAAAAAACTCCTCTATCACTTCGCCGTTAGTTCTCTTTAACTGAATTACTGCCTCGCCATTTCTAGCCGCTTCAAATACTTCGGCTGGCTTACGGCTTAACTGGCTTGATGAAAACGCTTGGTAGGTCATTTTTTTGAATCCTTTAGTGCTTTCATATAGTTGACACTGGCAGCTCTAGCATTATTAGAAGCCTCTTTAACATCAAGCGCAGCCTTAAGGGCGTCGCAAGCAGTACCCCCATCAACATTAATATCACGAGCATCAGAGACAGCTTTACCAAAAGCATTGCCAGCTAAATCAGATATAATCCTTAACTCTTCAAGTGTTTTCATTTATTTGATTCCTTTAGTGTTGTTCGAATTAGTTCTAATAGTACAGCCAACAAAAAGGACTGTAAAGCCCTTAATGGTGATTTAGGTAGTGGTTAGACCAGCTAGTTAATACAGACAAGCTCTAGGCTGTCACTTGACTTATGCTTTCCCTTTGAATCGACAAACAAGGAAGCCACATGAAGAAATTCAGCAATACAATCTCTAGGCAAAACTAACTCTGAATGGCCGAGGGCAACCTTTATTAAGCCACCATCCACAGGTTTTATAGATATAGATTTATCTATCATAGCCAGCCCTATAACCCCATCATCAAACTCAAAATAAGAGCATGACTTTAAATCTCTATCACCAAATAAATCAATTACGTTATTCATTACTTCACCTTATATCTGAGCTATGCAGCCGTCACTTGCGGCGTTAATTTCTGCATATTATCTATCCTCTGCCCTTGGGTTTGAGTAGATAACTGCTGAGTCTTGACCATCGTGTTAATCGTCTCTGCCTTGGTCTTGCCAATGCCTGCCGCTTTGGTCTGCTCATCAAGAGATATCTTGTATCCTTCTTGTTGCAATCTAGCCATCTCAATTTCTTGAGCTTTTACCTTAATACCAAGCTCTTGCTGCTGATTCTGAGCCTTAAGCATTTCCGCTTGTGCTGCTAGCATCATTGCGGGGTCAACTTGTGGCTGTTGGCTCTGCTGAGATTCAGCTACCATCGCTTTCTCTTCGTCAGTCTCAGGCTCTTTGACTCCAGCTAATATAAGCTGCTTTCTGCCATAATCGCGGATATCCTTAAAGCTGGTTCCGTCAATCAGCATAAAGTACTCATTCAATAGCATTATGTATTCAGTGCTACCCGCTGGAACGCC